TATATATATACGCACGCGCGCGCACGAGGGCTAAACAGCCTCAGAGTCGGGGGTGAAATGCGCTGCTTGGGGTAATGTTGCGAAGAAAAACATGGGGTAGGGGTAAATTTTTTAATGCTGATAGCCAGATAGTTATAATCGCAATTAGTATAAATTATTTGAACCCTATTGCGGATCAAACAATTTGTTGTATCTTTGCAGTGTAAAGGATGAGCAACAACGAAGCCACCGATACAGAAGCGATCATTGACATACTGACAAGGCTAAAAAAACAAAGAGATAACTAACGTAGAGAGGCTACAAGCCCTCTACAAGTGACTAACAATACAGCTTGCAAGTCTAGACCTATCGTGCTAGATGATGAACCAGCAAAAGCGGTGAAGCCCTCGCAGGGTGATGAACGCAGAGGCTGGCAACCTCGCCCCTCGCAAAGGGCTTGCAAGCACCAATCACTAAAAAACAACCACTAAAAACAATCAGTATGAGCACAGAAAGAAAGAGCACCCTAAGCAGGGTGTTTTGCCTCGCATGGCAATTCGTAAAGCGCAACGGCTTCTCCCTATCCGAAGCCCTAAAGGTAGCTTGGGCGAACATCAAGCTGCACGCAAGAATGCAGCTAGGTATAGTGAAGTTTTACTACCAAAAGGTAGACGGCTCACTCCGTGAAGCCTACGGCACGCTAAAGAGCGAGCTAGTCCCCGAGACGAAAGAGACTGGGCGAAAGGCTTCCATCACCTGCCAGACCTACTACGACACCGAGCGTCAAGAATGGCGTTGCTACAAGCTAGCTAACCTAGTCACTGAGTAATTCACCTTCGAGAGCCCCGTACCTCCCAGTGTGGGGCTCTCACCAACAAGAAAAAAGATGAGCACAATATCGATAATTGACGACCATATACCCGTTCGGTCTAGCGAGCTCACCGCAGAGTGGCTAGAGTTACAGATGGATGGTTGGGTAGACCTCCTACTAGACGATGCAGAAGATGTACTAGAGGTGAATGAAGAAGGTGGCGTAGACATTAAAACGAGTGTAGACATTGACCTACGAGTTCTTGACGATGAGCCGTTGGGCAAAGAAGATGAGGGTTACGAGGTCTGGATAACGCTATCCGCCTCCTATCAGGGCAGTGTAGACCTAGAGATGGATATTTGGCACGACCTCCCCGCCGACCATCCAGCGATAGATGTGCTAGAGAGCTTCGATTATCGCAGGTACGAGCCTTACCTGAAACGTTGCTTTCGCAAAATCGAAGAAACAGCTTGCCTCCCCTCCGATTTAGAGCAATTCGGGCGTCACGATTAACCACGTTTGAGATGGACAACTTACGATTTAGGGGTAGAGACTACTACTACATGAGTCTCACCATAATATACCTCGCATTTGCGTACTTCCGCCCAGAAAGAGCTTACTCCTTATATGGCATATTGCACCTATTGTGGCTCTTTTCTCTACCTCTTGCCTACGAGATATTCAAGTTTTGCAAATCAGAGTACGACGAGGACGACTAATACAGCTTTTGAGGTTGTAATATAGATGATTTCTTAGTAACTAACACAATTCTAGGGGTGGTCAGCAGGGATGCTCGCCACCTCACAAAGTAAACAATATCTAAGTGTGTTTTTATGGTATTATTTGGAGGGGCAACGCTGTGAAGCCCAGCCCCTCCGCTATTGTCTTTGATATGGATCAATACGGCTACTCAAACCTGCGACGGGCAAGGTTCGCCAATAAATTAAACAATATTTTTCATTGTTCTTCTTCAATTCCTCACTGATTGATATGTGAGTTTTTTAGTGAATAGAGCTACGGCTCTCTCGGGAGGGAGAGCCGTAGCAAAAAAGTGAACAACATTATCCACCAATAACAGAGATTATTATGAGTAACGATTTTTTTGAGGTTCGTCCCATGTCTTGGGTAGACCTCCCATTCGCCGACTACGATCGTTGGGGTGAGCGTATAGCATCAGAGGCTGTGGTCTCAACTCCAATTCTGTCCATCCCGATGAAGATCTACGAGAGGACAAAAGATGGCCGAACTTGGTTTACTATCTCCATTAACTCCTCCACTCATAGTTGCCAGTTCGACACGATGAGTCTTGCCAAGATCTATGCAAGACAGGCACTACAAGCTAACATAGCTTCACTCATCCGCCCAGCCTATATAGCCCCAGAGGCTAAAATCTTGCACGATACAGAGCGGGATAACGACCAATCACAGGAAAAATGAGCACAGCAACTAAAGATCAAGGCGTAGTTCCTGATACATCTGCCCCAATGATTTACTCTGCCTTAGCGAAGGCAAACAAGGCGATAGGTGCTATTGCCAAAGGGAGCAAAAACCAGCAGCAGGGCTTTATGTTCCGTGGTATCGACGACGTCTACAACGAGTTACATGCTATACTCGCTGACTGTGAGATCTTCATAGTTCCAGAGGTCGTTAGCTATGATGTGTCAGAGAGGCAGGTGCGTAATGGCGTGGTGCTATTCACACGTGCTACCATCCGACACCACTTCACTACCTCCGACGGGTCTTCTGTTACTACTACCGTGGTTGGTGAGGCTATGGATAGCGGGGATAAGGGGATGAACAAGACTATGAGTATCGCCCTCAAATATGCCCTCTTCCAGCTGTTCACGATACCGACGAAGGAAGAGAAAGACCCCGATGCTAGGAGTTACGAGCTGGCACAGCCCGTACCCCCAACACAGCCCGTACCCCCAACACAGCCACCAAGGCAAGATGACGGTGAATACAGAGCTCTCGTAGAGAGTGCTATGAACCAGCTAGCAGAAGCCTCTAGCATGGATGACCTGAAGAATAGATACCTATCCCTCCCTGAAGAGATGAAGCGAGATAGGTCTGTCAAGGCAGAGGCAGAGAGGCTAAAGGCTGTATTCAAGGAGAAAGCCAAGTGATAAAGCGGATGATACAGCTATTAGACCTGCACCGATCAAGTGTGCTTTTCGACGAACTGAGCCACACCTATTCCACTAGGGATGGGTGTGTGCTCTCAGGGGTGACCTCGATTATCAAAAGCGTACTCTTCCCTGATAAGTACAAGGGTATCCCAGAGTCTGTCTTAGCTAGGGCAGCTGAACGAGGCACGGCTATACACTGTGAGTGTGAAGATGTGAACTTGCTAGGAGAGGAGGCTATCAGCGACCGATCTAGCCAAGAGGCTAAGAACTATCTCCGTCTGCTAAAAGAGAATGGCATCACGATGATAGCCAGTGAGTACCTTGTTTCAGACGAGGAGGTAGTAGCTACGATGATCGACTGTATAGATAGTCAAGGCAACCTGTACGACATCAAGACGACATCACAGCTAGATATAGATAGCCTTTCTTGGCAACTCTCTTTCTGCGACTACCTCTTTAACAAGCAGAATATCTTCCTAGACAGACCTTCATCCCGCTTGTATGGTATTTGGCTACGAGGCGATACCGCTAAGATCGTGGAGGTCGATCGAAGGACAGACGATGAGATAGAGAGCGTCATACAAGCTTTCATAAAGGGGGAGGTTGCAGAGACTAAGACCGCCGTATTCAGCACTCCAGAGGAGCGAGCTCTTGCAAGTATTAGCGAGCAAGAAGAGGCAATCATAGCTCTAAAGCAGATGCTTGACTACCACGAAGCAAAGAAGCAAGAAAGCCTAGACCTCCTCAAGGAGAAGATGGAGAGAGAGGGCATAAAGAAGCTCGAAACTCCTAGACTGCTAGTAACACTGGTAGCAGATAGTACTAGTAGCACGTTTGACAGCAAGCGTTTCAAAGAGGAGCACCCTGAGCTGGCAGGACAATACACCAAGCAAACAACCCGAAAGGGGTATGTCAAGATAACACTACGATGATATGATATTCGACCTTTCCCGAGAGCTTGACCGCACCCAGTTCAAAGAGCGATGCAACTTCCTGTATCGTCAGGGCTTGCTCGTTGAGCTGACGGAGAAGAGGGGCAAGCGAACACTCAAGCAGAATAGCTACCTACACCTCATACTCTCCTACTTTGCCCTCCAGTATGGGGAGCGAATGGAATGGATCAAGCAAGAGTTTTTCAAGCGACACGTGAACCCCGACCTCTTCCTTAGAGAGAAAGAGGGGCAAGGTATAGGAAGATACTATGTGCTTCGCTCAAGCTCTGAACTTGACACCAAAGAAATGTCCACCGCAATAGACCGCTTCCGTGACTGGGCTGCTAAAGAGGCAGGCATATATCTCCCTTCATCAGATGAGCATGGTATGCTAGGCGAGATGGAGAGAGAGGTAGAGCTAAACAAGCGTTGGATCTAGCGCAAATCAAATCATGCAATACAAACTCCGACCATATCAACAACAAGCCTCTGATGCTGCCGTCCGCTTTCTAGTGGATGGTAGCAGAAAGGGGCACGGGCTTATGGTATTGCCCACTGGATCAGGGAAGAGCCTAGTAATAGCTGATATAGTCAATCGGCTAGACACTGACGTGCTGATTTTACAGCCGTCAAAGGAGATATTAGAGCAGAACTACGAAAAGCTCTGTAGCTATGGCTTCCTATTCTGCTCCATATACTCTGCGAGCTGTGGGCGTAAGGAGGTCAATAAGGCAACATTTGCCACCATTGGTAGCGTGTACAAGAAGCCCGACGAGTTCAGGCATTTCCGCTATGTGATTATCGACGAGGCACACCTTGCTAGCGAAGACCCTGACGGAATGTACATGACCTTCCTAAAAGATATAGGGGCTAAGTGCGTAGGACTAACGGCAACGCCATATAGACTGTACACCACAGGTACGAGGGAAGAGCCGGGGTCAATGCTACGCTTCCTCACCCGACTGAGGGGGAAGTTCTTCACGCAGCTGATCCACTATACAGAGGTGTGTGAGTTGTTACAAGCGGGCTTCCTCGCCCAAATGGACTACTACAACATCGAGAGTATCGACATCGAGCGATTGCGCGTGAATAGTACAGGGCAGGGATATACAGAGGCTAGTCTCCGAGCAGAGTATCTCCGGGCAGGTTTTGCTGGCAAGCTCGTGAACGTTGTAGAGCGACTACTATACAACGCTAAGGTTCCACGAAAGGGGATCTTGGTCTTCACGCAGTTTGTCGAGGAGAGCGAGGAGCTGATAGAGCACTTCCCAGGCATATCCGCTGTCGTAACGGGCGAGACGCCAAAGAGAGAGCGGGAGCGAATACTCGAAGACTTCAAGAGCGGGCGCATAAAGGTCGTCGCTAACGTAGGAACACTTACTACTGGCTTCGACTATCCCGAGCTGGACACGGTGGTTGTCGCCCGTGCTACTCGCTCGCTATCTCTGTGGTATCAGATCGTCGGCCGTGCTATCCGCCCTCACCCCAAGAAGGATAAATCATGGATCATAGACCTCTGCGGAACGTACCAAATGTTTGGTCGAGTGGAAGATCTTCGGCTGATAGACGCAAGCGGGGATAAGCATAAAGGACTTTGGCAGATCGTATCGGGGGGTAGACCTCTGACAAACGTATTCATGCCAGCATAAAGGAGGAAAAGAGTGATAAATAAGCAGGGAATGAAATATGAATGTAGCAGAACTAACAAAGGAAGATCGACAGAAGAATGTCCGTCTCGCAATTGACAAGGCGAAGGATGCCATCGCTAACCAGACGAATACACACCCTTCAAACTGGCTTACGGCAGAGGAGGCGAGTGCCCTATTAGGGGTATCTCGTCCAACCCTCCTGTCGGGTAGGAAGATGGGGAAGTATCGATATGTACAGCACAATGGAACAAGGGTCTACTATGACAAGCGAAGCCTCTTGCAGTATCTCACCCCAAGCGAGGGAGACGCTAGCCCTACTCAATAGCCTACTAGAGAGCATAAGGGCAGGTCGTCGAAGACCGCTATTGGTGACTAAGGTCGAGCTTGAGTGCGCTCTTCCGTGCTCCTATTCCGAAGCTAGGCCAGCTTTGATAGAGCTTTATAGGGTGGGCTTAATCACTTTCGGAAAGACCGTAAACGATGTATTCTTCTCCACACCTGAGTATGAGGCTATCGAAAGAGGAGATAATGCTCCTAGAGTCTGATCCCCAAGCCTTCCTGATAAAGGCTTACCTCTCCGCCTTCCCAAATGCGTCTATTCGCAAGATGGAAGATGTGCTGAAAATCAACCGTGGTAAGATATACCGTGTGACAGCAAGTGTGACAGCAAATGTGACAGCAAAACCAGCTCCAGCAAAGGGCAAACTAGCAGAGCGTGTGACAGCAAGTGTGACAGCAAATGTGACAGAAAATGGTGTTATTCCAACCGCCCAAAAGTCTGAGAAAAAGGAGGCGAGTCCGACCTCTCGAATGCGTGAGATCTTCAACGAGTTTTACATGCAGGTGACGGGGGAGAGCTTCTACTGGTCAGCCAAGGAAATGAAAGCTCTCAAGGATATATCTGCCAAGATAGAATTCTCTCTGAAAAACAAGGGTAGAGGGTATGGAACAGAGGACATCCTTTCGGCTTTTCCTGGACTCCTACATTGCATCAGTGACCCATGGTTAATACAACACCTATCCCCATCAATAATAAGCAGTAAGTACAATGAAATCATCAGCTCCTACAGAACGAGGCGAATTGCCCCAAGGACAGCTACAGAGGCAAAACAAGAGCACCTCAGTCAGCTTGCTCAAATGCGGAAGGAAATTGAGGGTGGGATCAAGTGAAGATGATACTCCTTCGTTCCCAGAGCTTATGAGAGCTATTGACTCTGATTTGGTAGCTCCACTATGCCTGATAAATAGGGACGATGAAGATAGGGATCAACTACTGAGGCATATATCTCTAATTATCCTTGAGGTTAATGATTGGTTTGGTGCAGGACTTAGGCCAGACCAGATTGGGATGATGGCAAAGAGGGTGATAACTTCCTATCCTCACCTCTATTTAGATGACCTGTACATATTCAAGGATAAGTGCTTGACACTCCAATATGGCAAGGTGTTCGGACAATTCACACCATCGGTATTCTTCGACTGGCTACTCCTATATTGGGACGATAGAATGTCCCACATAGATGATATAGCACTAGCTAATCATCATAAAACAAAGGAGGAGTTCCACCAGACACCTAGAGAATGGTTCAATCTAGCTAGGAAAAAGATTATAGAATGAAGAGAGCACCATCCCCAGATAGCATACAGCACGCAATAGCAACGAACACACACCTCCAGAGGTATCTTGCTATGGCTATAGAGAAGGGCGTGCAGAGAGAGTTTGCCTCTCCCGTAATCTCTCAATCAAAAGCCTACCGAATGTTCGGGCGTGCAAATGTAGAGAGGTGGAAGGCTCTATGTCTAGTGCAAGAGAGAAGGGCGGAGAGCGGACGTATCAACTACTACACATCGGAGCTGCTAGAGGCTCAAGATAAGAGCTACTACAGATAACATGCAAACGCAATGGAAATAATAAACCAAACCTTCCGCTACAACGGGAGTCCTATCACCTTCCAGCAGGGCGATAGCGTGATGGTGAATGCCACAGAGATGGCTAAGCCGTTCGGGAAGACGACCAAGGACTGGCTAAGAACGCAGTCATCCCAAGAGTTTATCACCTCACTATCAGCCGTTAGGCAGAAATGCCTAACGGATCTAGTGCAAGTAGTACACGGTGGATCTCCAGATGATCAGGGCACTTGGATGCACGAGGATGTAGCTATTGAGTTTGCAAGGTGGCTTAGTCCTGCATTTGCAATATGGTGCAACGACAGAGTCAAGGAGCTGCTTACAACGGGTGTCGCCGTGAACCCTCTAGCCAACGCCTCACGCTCCGAACTACTGCGGCTTGCTCTGCAGGCAGAGGAGGAGAAAGAAGCCCTACAAGCAAAGGTGCAGGAAGACGCCCCCAAGGTGGCGTTCGCTACAGCGGTACTTGCCTCCAAGAGCTCTATCCTAATCGGCGAGCTCGCCAAGATCCTACGACAAAACGGAGTAGACATCGGACAAAACCGACTCTTTGAGTGGATGAGACGCAATGGCTTCCTCTGTAGCAAGCACGGAGAGATGCGCAACCAGCCAACGCAGAAGGCTATGGATAAAGGCCTCTTCGAGATCAAGAAGGGTATCCGCTCTGGTAATGATGGTGTACTCCATACAACGATCACGACGATCACGACGAAGGTAACACCCAAGGGGCAGATCTACTTCATCAATAAGCTCATCTCCGCAAATCAATGAAGAAATACACACCAGTAGCCACAGACTGCAGGGGAGGGCTATCCGCATCTCGTGAAGCCTTCACCCTCTCCAGTGAGGACATCGCCCTCATAGAGCACAGAGTATTCACCGAGCGCATACCACTAGACGAAGCCGTCAAGGATTTTCCTAGGTCTACTCGGATCATCTCCCAAGACCTCAAGGCTAATCACCCAGAACTCCACAAGAGGCTATCAGAGGAGAGTAGGGTTATCCGCAAGGAGCTCCGCAGAGAAGTAGCTAGAGAGCCGTGGCAGAACGACAGCTGCACCCTCTTTTGGTCTCCTAGGCTACTCGCACTAAGAGGCTACCTGAAAGCCTCTGGAGCAAACAAAGATTAGCTGGTATCACCAGCCACAAAACAAATGAGCAAGACAACAAAGCCACTGACTATACTATCTCTCTTCGATGGTATGAGCTGCGGACAAATAGCACTGCGTGATATGGGTGTACCAATCAATAGGTACTACGCAAGTGAGATAGACAAGCACGCTATCAAGCAAACGCAACTCAACTTCCCCGAAACTATCCAGCTAGGAGATGTAGAGCGGTGGAGAGAGTGGGATATTGACTGGTCTAGCATTGACCTACTCCTCGCAGGGTCTCCGTGCCAGGGGTTCTCTCTGGCGGGTAAGATGCTAGGACATGACGACCCAAGGAGTAGACTCTACTGGGTGTTCCTAGACATCTTGGGGCATATCCAGACCTATAACCCCAACGTCAAGTTCCTACTAGAGAATGTGAGGATGCGACCAAACGATGAGAGACAAATCAATGAGAGCCTAGGGCTGATGCCCGTGGTGATTAACTCGTCTCTCGTCTCCGCTCAGAATAGAGTACGCCTATACTGGAGCAACATTCGCACAAGACAAGAGGGGCTGTTCGGAGATGTACATACAGACATTCCCATGCCCGAAGACAGAGGCATCTTTATTCAAGACATCTTAGAGTCGGAAGTGGAAGATAAATACTACATAGACTCTGGTGTGTTTGGTCAAGATGTAAGCGGTAAAGCGAGAGCTCTCAGAGTTGGAGGAGGTCTATCCACAGACGCTAGGCACAGCTGGCAGGAGAACAATATGATATGTGCGATGCCAGGCAGAGGATCGAATAACGAGCAAAGAGTAGAGGAGAGAAAGGACATGAAAAGCAATGCCCTAACATCTGTATGCAAAGACAACCTAGTACTAGGTACTGTCCTTGAAGTCGGTTCTCTGAGGTTCTTTGGAGAAACAGAGTTCCGTACAATGAAGATAATGAAATCTCCATGCTTAAATGCTCAGTCACGTGAAGATGGTAATAACCAAACCGTAGTAGAGTTAGCGGTAGGCACGTGGCGCACTCACAAGGTAGATGGAGGGTTCAGGGAAATGGCAGGCGATAGAAGCCCATGTATACCTGCTCGTGCGAGAAACGACGGGAGTGGACAGCCGTGCGTGAGGACGGATAGAGTTCTGAGGAGGCTAACCCCTTCCGAATGCGCCCGCTTGCAAACCATCCCCGAATGGTATAAGTGGGAGTGCTCCGACACGCAAGCCTACAAGATGCTAGGCAATGGGTGGACGGTCGAAGTCATCAAGCACATACTGTCATTCTTAGATAACTAAACGATAAAACAGATACAGATATGAACATAGAACTAACAGGCACGATAGTTCAGATGCTCCCATACGAGAGTGGCACGAGCAAGGCAGGCAAAGAGTGGCGCAAGGTCGTCTTCATCCTCGAGACACAAGACCAGTACCCACGAAAAGTAGCTATCTCGCTACTGAACGACAACATCGACAAATATGCTATTCAGGTAGGCATGGTAGTCACCGCCAACCTCGAAATAGAGAGTCGAGAGTGGAATGCCAAGTGGTACACCGAGGTCAAAGCATGGCAGATAACCTACCCACAGGGTAAGCCCGTAGCAACTCATGTAGCAACTTCCCCTCAGCCCGTAGCAACTCCAGCTCCTGCCCCTGCACAGCCACAGGCAGCAGAGGATCTCCGATTCTAACACAACAAAGCAAATAGAGAAATGGATACAACTCAATACACCCTCGACCAAGAGGGCGCACGTAGGTACTTTGCCGACCTCAAGGATATGCTGGAGCCATACAAGGGCATGGAGAGTTTTGCTCTTTCCCAAAAAGGAAAGACAATCAAAAGCCTCAGAGATAGAGAGCTGCTACAGGCTGCCGTCCAAATAGCAGTCTGTGATAAAATTTCAGAATTGGCTATCGAATATCTGAACGAATGCGTAGGCATCAACATCGATGCCTTAGGTAGCATTGGTGACGACAAGGAAGAAGACAGGCAACAAGATAGAGACAATGGGTAAGAAGACTAAAGAAGATGAAATCCCCAGCGTGAGAGACGCTGCCTGCTCCTTTGCAGAGGCTATAATCGCAGAGCGCAAGGCGTTCAAGCGGATGTATCGGGTGTTTAGATGGATGAAGCAGGAAGAACGAAACGAAACAGATGAGTAAAGGATACACCCAAATCATCGGTATAGACCCCGACAGCAAGGCCTCGGGCGTCGCTGTGCTAGATCTCAAAAAGAGAGAACTACAACTGAGTACTCAGCCCTTCTTCTCCCTGACAGATATGCTGGAGGAAACCAAGACGTCAGACCTAGTATTGCCGGGGCGTAAGACCCTCGTGGTGATCGAGAATGCGTACAGCACCTCCCATAATTGGCACTACAGCCCCAACGACACCAGAGGGACGATAGCCAAGAAAGGTTATTCCGTCGGCCTCTGTGCCCAGACCTATAACCTGCTAAGGGTATGCCTACAGATGAAGGGTCTAGACTTCATCGAGCAACTTCCCCTAACCAAGATTTGGCGAGGAGGGGGCGGTAAAATCACCCATGAGGAGCTTGTGGGACACTGCAGGCGAAACCGAGTGACCCTGCACCCGTCGAGCGAAAAGAGGAGCAACCAAGAGGAGCGGGACGCAGCTCTCCTCGCCCTCCTCCACATAGGGACAAGGCCACCACATCTAACCGCTGACCGAAAATGAGTGCACTTATCATCTCCGCAGTAATCATCTCCTCCATTACCACCGCCTACGTGTCCTACCTATGTGGCTATGAGCGTGGCTGGATAGATCGTGACCGAATGGTGTAACTATCACCATAAGCTATCAACATAGTCAGATATGGTGATAGCTCCCACCTCTCAGTTGTTGCAAAACATGCAACAACTCCAAACCTCCCAATAACAACTAGCAACCAACGACAATGCAAGTAGCAGTAATCATCTCCTCTCTCGCCATCCTACTGGCGATCCCCACCTCCCTCCTCTTGGTCTCTCTATCACGAGAGCTTTCCGCCCTCCGAGGTAGGTGCGAGGCCTCCGAAAACAAGGAGACCCGACACTACAAGGAGCTCGATAGGCGAATCGAGAAGCTCGAGAAGCTAGACGACGTCAAGCACAAGCGTATCGGTCGCCTAGAGGATGCTATCAAGCCAAAGGCGGAAGCCCGCAAGCCTAAGGAAAGGCCAGCCCTAGAGGATCAATCAGAAACGACCAAGTAATGGACGGCAATACAATCATCCTAGCCCTAATAGGAATCGCTATTGTGTGCCTATCCAACGTGATAGCCTACAACTGGGGAAAGGCTTTCGGCTTTGCCCTTGGGCGAACGACCTCCATAAGGGAGCTAATCACCGACTTCCTCCCAAGCAACTCCGAGGAAAAACTCAAGGTGACAATCGAACGACAAAAGAACTCGAAACAATGAAAGCGATAGAAAAACAGATAGGAGGTAGCCACTATAAGGCTATGCCCTATCAACCGATCGTGCTAATCGATAAGCTGGAATTAGACTACTTCAGCGGAAACGTACTCAAATACCTATGTCGCTACAGACAAAAAGATGGTATTAAAGACCTAGAGAAAGCTCGACACTACTGCGAGCTAGCCAAGGAGTTAAATGTTATTAAGTTTTTCCCACCAACCTCGGACACGGAGGAAGTAGAGGACTTCGTACGTATTAACGAGATGAGTGAAGAGATAGGAGAAATCATCCTATACGACTTGCTCTGTGGGAAATGGGATAGTGCTATCGATGACATCAATAAGCTCATCGAAGCCTACAAGATAGAGCAATACGACGCTCCACTCCCCCCGATCACATGCGCAAAACCTCAGATTCTCGTACGTCGATCGACAGACGAGCAGAATACCTACGATGTATACCAACTAGCTGTACATAAAGCTGGAGATGTAACAGGTGGTATGCTCTTGGGCTCATACCCATCTCTTAAAGAGGCGGAGGACTATGCAGAAAGGATGCGTGACGAATATAACAAAATAGGGAGGGAACAACCATCTCGATGAGGAACAACATAAACAACAAGCAACCACAATGAACTACTACGAACTAGCAAAGGAAATCCACGCTAACGCCGTGGCTAAAGGCTTCTGGGACAAACCCCACAGCAACGAGCACTACCTAATGCTCGTAATCACCGAGGTCTCCGAGTCCGTGGAGGCGCACCGAAAAGGACGTACGGCCTCCATCCCAGAGGGCATAGAGGACTTCCCCGATAAAGCCTTCATCCCGTCCTTTGAGGCTCACATAAAGGATACCCTAGAGGACGAGCTGGCAGACACCACTATACGACTGCTTGACCTATACGGGAGTATCATCGAGGAGGACGCAGATACTATAGACCTCTCTGAGGATGTGAATGAGAACTATAAGCTCCTTATAGGCTTAGATGGTAGAGGCTTCACTGAATGGGCATACGAGACTGTACGCTATCTATGTGATAGTGAGGTCTTATCTCCAGTCACAGATAAAGTCTACCAAGGCCTATGTTGCATCAGGAATATGGCCGAGCGTCTCGGTATCGACCTCGAGCGACACGTCCGCCTCAAGATGCGCTACAACGCTACCCGCCCACGACTACACGGAAAGAAGTACTAACACAACAAAACACTATAATAGACGATGATTATAGCAATTGACTTTGACGGAACTATCTGTCAGAACAAGTACCCAGAGATAGGCGAGCCAATGCCCCTAGCAATAGAGAGTATCAAGGAGCTCCGAGAGCGGGGGCACGACCTCATCCTCTGGACGTGCAGGCAAGGAGAGCAACTAGACGACGCCGTCAAGTGGTGCAAGGAGCACGGCATACCCTTCGACCTCGTGAACGAGTTAGAGCCGAACAACCTCAAGGCATTCGGCGGAGTTGCTGGAAACAAGGTGTTCGCTAACATCTACATCGACGACCGCAACCTAGGAGGCTTCCCCGGATGGGAGCGAGCAATGGAGCTCATCAAGAAGGTTGGAACCCCCAAACTGGAGTGGACGAAAAACGAAGACTTCCCCCAGGATAATGCTGTCGGGTATGCCAAGATTAGCGAAAGCACCCAGATGGTATACTTCTGTTACGACCACGACTTTGGTTATGGACCATACTGGAGGTGTTTCCGAGGAGAGCTGCCACTAGAGGTAGACCCTAGTGGTGTCTATCCAGATGACCTCGGGGTAACACTCGGGGAAGGCTTTAGTCTAAAGGAGAAGGCAATCGAGGACTGCGAAGCAGACTTCAAGAAGTTCCTCCAAGAGCAACGATAGCAACTTAATCACAGAGGGGCGTGCAACGGTGCGCCCCTCACAACACAACGACTATGACACGAGATGAACTAGAAAGCATGAAGGCCTTCGCCTCCATCTTGAAGTCACGGCTTGAAGATGCTTTGGACACAAGGGAAAACATCTATGACGAGCTTTTGTACTTTGAGGACGCACCTATCAAAGACCTACCACAAGGAATAGATAGGTTACAGGCACTTGATGAAGATCTTCGAGAAAACCTAGCGGAAATAGATGAAGCTATCGAAGAACTCGAGAAGGCACTGAACAAGGTAGACGTAGTAGAATAGACTATGACACGAGAAGACGTAAGAGCACAGCTCGCAAAGAACCCGCTGGTGTGGAGGCAAGTATCCAGCGGTTGTAACTCTGCAGGTGTGGAGGTGCTAACGTGTAGTGCTGATTTGGTAGAAATACCAGCCGATACATTGGCGTACTACACCATTAGGGTATTCCACCATATGGACACAAACATTGTGACGGCCACGCTATCAATGTTCGTGGAAGAGACAAACCCGTGCCAATACCCTCCCTATGAGATAGGTGTCGGTTGTACACCTAGCACTGATGATCTCAAGAATATGGCCGAAGCCCACCGCCTAGACCTCATCTGCCAAATGCTTGGCATAACAGAATGACCAATATGAACGAACAAGAAATCAGGAAGCTCATCCCAGAGCTCGTCTGGGAGAGAGTCGATAGATATGTATACGAGGAGTACCAAGCCCTAGACTACTGCTTGGGGCTAGAAAGAATGTACTACAGGATATCCCACCCCGCCCAAGTACAAGATGGGATGTACTATGTCTCCAAGGTGTCTAAGTGCGACACGTTCAAGGGATCCCAGTTTTGGCGTATTGCGACAGCCTACTCGCTAGAAGACGCTAAGCAACTAGCCCAAGAACACCGAGCAAAGGTGATCTGCCAAATGCTAAGAGCAACCCCCTCCAGCGACCAGCCCGCTAAGCCAACTGAGGACGCCAAGCCCATCAACATGCGGGAACTCCTATGGCAGGAGCTTGACCGCCTCGCAGACGAGGCTAATCGTGGCGAATGGGACACCCTCCCCAACGAGATGAAGTACCTCAAGCGGAAGCAGTACGACACACTGCTCTCATACCTCACTCTGCAAAATCAGCAGTCGGAATGCGAGGCTAAGAACGCATAGTAATGGGAACGAGATCTGCAATATCCAAAGGCGGAGTATCGGCGACAACTACCAGATCACTATTCGGAGTCAGAGTATCTCTGGCACAAGAGATTAGGATGATGATGGACGACTGGGAACGAGCCAAGAGATACGGGGACTACTACCCCTTTGAGGAAATCGCCACCAAGGAGCGGTTGCTGGGAGAAATAGACGCAGAACTAAAACGACGCAACGAGCTATGAGACGGTTCCTCACCTCCGCCCTGCTACTAGCTAGTATCTGTACATCCTGTAACAGCTCGCCATCACCATATAAAGTCGGGCGTGTCGTTGGGAAGCACCTCCGTATGAATGGGCGGGATACAACCTATGTGGTAATCTTCCGTGACTATGTTTTTTTTTATGGGGAGCAAATATACTCCGCCGTAGTAGCAAAGGAGGACTACTACAGCGTCAATCAGGGCGACCTCGTCGAGTTTGACGTGGAAGCAGGAAAGAACACAATAAACGACAAGCAATGAACATCTACCAAGCAAAGGTCGTGTACGCCAAGATCGGGCACGGAACGACCACCGAGAACTATCTCGTGAAAGCCCACAACCTCACCGAGGCGGAAGTCCTCATCAAGGCTGAGGTGCAAACTAGAGCAGCCAACGATACACCTATCGAGGTGAAGGCTATCACCAAGAAGAAGTTCGAGGACGTGGTTCACGCCCCTGCAGGGGAGGACACGGACGTCCGCTACTACATCGTCAAGGTCGTAGAGGAGGACGAAAAGGAGACACTGCACAAGCATACCTACCTCGTCACCGCATCAAGCCTAGGAGAGGCGTACGAGACGACCTACAACGAAATTCGAAGCGAGCGCACCCTCTCCATCGTGGAGACGGACGTGCTAGACTTCCTCACGGGGGACAGGGACGAGTAACGATACGGGGAGAGGTGCTGAGCCTCTCCCCGTTGTTTTCATGAATGAATATCATGGATCAGAAGAGTATAGATAGCCTTGTTGGTATAGGGTGGAGGTATTCTCGTGATATGGGATGGCGACACTACCAGTCGAGAGACCGAATTATAACCGCTGTACTCCTTATTGTTGCACCTCAGTGTATAGAGAGTGGTGGAAGGATTCCACACAAGCTCGGTGGCATGATCTCCAGAGCCGTACCCATGAATAGAAACTACCTCTCCTATCAGATAGCCTCCCTTGCATTTCGCTTTAGGGTATATGGGGAGGAGCGGATGTGCATACAGGCACTGAGGGATGAGATGCTGTTACATAGTGAATGATATTCGGCATAGCTGGAGGTTTCCCTTAGCGTTAGGCAGAAGGTGCAAAAGAGAAGGGAGGGACCGAAGCCCCTCCCCATAACCCATTGGGCATAAGACAAGCCCAATACCTAACAGCGTTAGGATAGTGCAAAGATAGCAATAATATAGCTACCTCCTCTTATTTAGTAGTTCTGTGAGCTCTCCGATATGCATAGCTTGCTGCAGTATAACGCTATCCTTGCTCTTGAGGAGTTCTCGCATCTCTTTCAGCTCATCAAGTAGATTAGCCATACCTTCGGCTCGGAGCATATCACCCTCACCCGTGATTAGCCACTCCTCTCTTATCTTGGGGATAGCCTTGATAATGATCTTTGTGTCGTATGTTCCTCGTATCCCCCACGAGCTAAGCCTCTGTGGGCTTACGCCTAGTATGCGAGCGAGGTCAGCTAGACTATCGACACCCATATATACCTTTATTGCCTCAATGTTAGCTGCTACGTCAGCTGTTATATCTCTTTTTAATCGTGCCATGTGTTGTATTTTTATTGTTGTCCACAAAGATACAAAATAAATAGCACTAACACCACAAAGGATACAGCAATACAAATCAATATAAAACTACAACTATATGTATACAAGCATAATAACGATTAGTCTGAAATTATTTTGCTGAAATATTTGGTGGTATCAAAAACTTGCCGTACCTTTGTAGTGTCAAAGGGGACGAGCCCCAGCGACATAACCCATAAATAAGACAAGACAATGAACGCAACAAGAACTGGACATCGTGAGTACACGGTAGAGCTATCAACCCTGACAGCTGGTGATCTAAAAGAAATCATCACAGAGTGTGTAGGCGAGGTAATCGCCAAGGATTGCACCGAAGAGTCAGCGAGAGATCTAAAAGACTATGGCATATCTGTAGCCATAGACCTTTGGGTGGTTACAGAAGATGGCAGTGGACACGATATGAGTCTCGGCTACACAATAGTGCCCGAGGGTCTTATAGATGATCCCGATTTTTTGAGACTTAGCCCCGAGGTGCTAGAGGTCTACAAAGAGGTCGAGCTCAGAGAGCTAGACGCAAAGGTCGTCAAGTGGGCAGATGCCCAGCTCGATCTATACAACGAGCGATAACAAGTAGATACAGCGCCGATGCTCACACAGCGTCGGCGCTGTAATATCTAACATTTTGTATTATAGCCGTCTATGTGGCTGTAAATTCGTATTTTTGAGAAACAAGAAATGAGATTATGGCAGTACAATTTTCCCCAACCATGCAGGCTTATATGTCAAAGGCTGGCATTAAGCCCAATCAGGTGTGCTACCTTACCATCTGTAAGGGTGTGCTAGATCGTATCCTATCCGGCGACAAGAAGGTCGAGTTCAGAGAGTACAACGGCCACTATGTCAAGCGGTTCTTCTCGGTCAAGGACAACGAGATCGCAGATGCAAAGCCGTATACTCACCTCCTCCTCCAGGCGGGGTATAGCCCCACCTCGCCCCGTGCACTGGTTAAGATCTCGGACGTTAGAGTCAAGCTGCCCGAGGACACCGAGCCTCAGTCGGCTATTGGCAAGGCAATGTATGCAGAGGCCAAGGCCGAGGGGTTCGAGCTCGACGATGCCTGGATAGGTATAGCTCTCGGCGCAGTAGTACACTCAGAGTAGTAAAAAGCGATATGTGTAATTCGTCGTAAGTTTAATTATTTTAACCAAAACCAACTATGGCAAGAAATCGAAAGAGGGCCGACTCCTATAACCTAGAGACCGAGCGTGTGCACACGTCTCTTAGACCGAAGGGATATACGGCAGCTGAGGCTCACAAGGTTCTGCGTCAGGACTACAACCAAAAAAAGGGGCGATACGCCACTCGTTCAGGGCGTACCTACCCGAATTATGGTGTGATTCGGCGTCTTCGAGCTTAGGGTATGCGTCACGCTATCGAATGTATACGTAGGGTGGCGCAAAAAACAAGTAAGGTGCTACTATTCCACTCGGCAACGGGTAAGGATAGTATCGCCTTACTTGATTTGTGCTACTCTCAGTTTGAGGAGGTCGTCTGTGTCTATATGTACATGGTCAAAGACTTAGAGCACATAGACAAATACATACTCTGGGCTAAGCGCAAGTACCCTCGTGTAAGGTTCGTACAGATGCCTCACTATGCCCTAACGCAATACAAAAAGTACGGATACCTCGGCTGTGAGCAAGACACCTCACAGAGGATAAAGACCCTTAGCGATATAACCGAAGATGCAAGAGCTCTCACTGGTATCGACTGGGCTATCTTCGGCTTCAAGCAGTCTGACAGCCTTAATCGACGGGTGATGCTGCGGACCTACCCCGACCAGATGACCAACGAGGAGACTAGGAAGGTGTATCCTCTCTCGCTCTATCTGAATAAGGACGTGGAGAAGTACATCAAGCTAAAGAGACTTATACCTCCACTCAAGTACGGTGGCGGGCAGAGTCAAGGCTCAGACGTCACAAACATCCCCTTCCTAATGTTCTGCCGTAAGCACTACCCACAAGACCTACACAGAGTCCTCACTGAGTTCCCCGAGGCAGAGAAGATACTATTTGACTACCTAAGCTACGACCCAAAGTATGAGCAAGGCAATTAAGCAGGCACCATCAACTGAGCTGATGAGGTCTCAGATCAACTTTGCATCTTACAACCCAAGGAAGCTATCCGACGACGCTCGAAAGAGGCTGAAGGCAAATCTAAAGCGGATAGGACTAGCGGGTGGCATCGTGTGGAATGAGACAACGGGCAACCTCGTGTCTGGACACCAGAGGCTATCCATCCTAGACGAGATACAGCGTTACAATACGGACACGAAGGAGAACGACTACCCCATCAGGGTAGAGGTACTTCGCCTCACCGAGAAGGAGGAGAAAGAGCAGAACATCTTCATGAACTCATCAACAGCGCAAGGTGAGTTCGACTCAGACCTCCTCGCACAGCTACTGCCTGACATCGACATTGACCTCGCAGGGCTGGACAGCTCCGATATAAGCATCATGATGGCAGAGGCCCCCACCTTTGACGTATTTGACTATAGCACAGCATCGTCTCAAGGCTTTAGAGAGGTAACCCCAATATCCGAAGCAGAGAGGCAGGCTCGAATAGATCATGTGAAGGAGGTGCGAGCACAAGTTTCCCAAGGAATGGAAGACGACTACTACGAGGGTGAAGCCTTCGTTACTCTCTCCTTCCAGAACTACGCAAATAAGCTATACTTCATGGAAGCCCTAGCGCAGATGTTGCCAGGGCAGAATATCTCCCCGTCTGATAGATACCTCAAGGGAGAGACCATACATGAACTCATAGGGCACTAGGAATATGGCAAAGAAGAAGGCTGAAACAGCCCCCAAAGATAACACTCGCACGCGCCCGCAGGGTGGTGGGCGACGCCGTATAGATGTTCCTTCTATGGATACCTTCCGCCAGCTGGCCAAGCAGACGTTAGGCAATAAGACGAAGGTGGCGGAGGCTCTTGGTGTGTCACGCTATAAGCTCCTTATGTGGGAGAAGGACAACCCCGAGATAGGTGAGATCTTTCGAGAGCAGTGGGGTAGGAGGCTGGATGCCTATTTGGACACAGCACACATCCTAGCTGTCGGTAAGATGGGAGAGGATGAGAATGGAGAAAAGGTTTACGTTATTCCTCCAGACCCCAATATGCTCCGCTTCATGATTGAGAAGTATGGTCGTATGGAGGGCTTCGGTGATGAGGTTACCGTAAATACCAATGTCAATATGAATATTGGTGTTCCTATTCATAAGTGGATAGAGGATAGCACAGAGTAGTCTTTGCGTATGTCGTCGAGCCTAGGAATAAATGAACAGCGCACCCCTGTACATAAGGTGTATTACCCATTGTATAGGAACAAGAATAAGTTCATAATACTTGTCACTGGAGGTCGGGGCTCTGGGAAGAGCTTCGAGGTTGCCCGTGCACTAGAGCGACTCACGTTTGAGAAGAGCAGGAAGATCCTATTTACTCGCTACACATTGGTCTCCGCAAATAAGTCCATTATACCCGAGATAATGGATAAGATAGATCGGGACGGAACGAGAGAGTACTTCAAGATTACGAAAGACCGCATCATAAATAAGTACACGGGTAGCGAGATAATGTTTATGGGTATTCTCGCTTCCTCGGGTAACCAAACAGCTAAGCTGAAGAGTATTCAAGGGGTGTCCGTGTTTGTGTGTGATGAGGCTGAGGAGTGGCGCAGCGAAGAGGACTATGATAAGATGGTTCTCTCCATACGAACGAAGGGGATACAGAACATGGTGATTGTTGTGATGAACCCTGCAAGCACCTCCCATTTCATCTATCAGAAATACATCAAAGATACCCACCGCATAGAGTACATAGATGGAGTCCCCGTACAGATAAGCACCCACCCGAATGTGCTCCACATCCATACGACATACCTCGACAATCTGGAGTATCTCTCAAAGGAGTTCCTTCAGGAGGTCGAGGATATAAAGCTCAATAACCCCAGCAAGTACGAGCGTATAGTGATAGGGAGGTGGGCAGACACGAATGAAGGTGCCATCTTCAAGAACTACTCAACGATAGATGCTATCCCCTCCTATGTGGGGAACTGCAGTGTGGCTCTCGACTTCGGGTACACGAACGACCCTACGGCTGGTGTTCTCTGTGCTGTCCACGGGAATACGCTCTACCTAGATGAGATATGCTATGCTACTCACATGGGGAGTAGGGATATAATCAAAACACTCCGTCCTTACTCTTCTCTCGATATTACCGCAGACTCAGCCGACCCTCGCCTTATAGACGATCTTAGAGCTGGTGGTCTCCGAGTGTCTCCCGTCCGCAAGGGTGCTGGTAGTATCATAGCGGGGATAAACAAGATGCTCGATATGAGTATCGTTGTTACTTCTAGGAGCAAGAATATCATCTACGAGCTGGATAACTACTGCTGGGCAAAAGATAAAGACGGGAACTACATAAACGAGCCTATGGATGGGAATAACCATGCCATGGACGCTGTCCGATATTTCGTTCTAAGGTTCGTTCTTGGCTGGGGCGACAAGGAGCGAAGGAGAGACTACACGGGTGTGTTTTAGGTAGACAAAACGCTATAATTATGGAGAATTATACAGAATTAAAGGTTAGCGAGGAGAAGGCTAACGAGATCTCGAGGGTGAGAGCTAAGTATAAAGATGGTAAGTTCGCTCAACTACTACGGCAGTGGGATTACGAGAAACACGAGGTTATGGACGAGGCCCTCCGAAAGGACGATCGTGTGCTAACCAAAGATGAGGTCTTGGATAACTCCGGTAGGGTGATACAGCAAGCGGAATACGAGACCAAGAAGGTAAACCGAATATCCTCATCTCTTGAGCAGACCATAGTAGAGATACAGACGGCCTTTATCATCGGGCTAGACCCTGACCTCCAAGCTAAGCCTCGCAACGATGAAGAGGAGCACATGCTGGAGGTTATCGGTGACACAGAGAGCAAGAATAAAATGCGCTTTGTCAATCAGCGTGTAGTGAGGTCTTTGCTCTCGGAGACCATAGTGGCAGAATACTGGTGGTCTGTCGAAGATCCCGAGTTTTACGAGGATAAGCCCTACGCTGGTGTGGCGAGGAACAGGCTTCGTTGCGAGGTGTGGTCTCCCTTCCGTGGTGATAAGCTCGTCCCAATCAAAGACGCATACGGCGACCTTGTCCGCTTCTATCGGTTCTACTCTATCAAGGACGATAGCGGTATCGAGATACAGAGGCTTATGGAGATAGACAAAGATGAGGTTACGCTGTATGAGTACCGAACTGGGGCAGATGCTGGTTGGGTTACTCTACGCAAGACTGCGCACGGCTTTGGTAAGATACCAGTAGTCTATATGGAGATGGAGAGGGCGCTCTGCGATAAGATCCAATCTAAGAGAAAGCGCATAGAGGAGCTGGAGAGCAATTTTGCAGACTGCATAAACGACAACTTCTTCCCCAAGGTGCTCGTGAACGGCATGGTTCGAGGCGTGCAGAAATCTGGGAAGACGCAGACTATTGAGATGAGCGGAGACGGTGCAGACGTTCGATACCTCACATGGGATCAGTCTACCAGCGCAGCGGAGAGTGAAATCTCCCGTCACATAGATGACTGCTTCACGCTCACGATGACACCACGTATTAGCCCCAAAGACCTCCAAGGCCTAGGTAGTGCTCTGTCGGGCGTTGCCTTCAAGTATGTGTTTATGGGAGCTCATATATCAGTCCGTAAGCACGAGGAGGTAATTGGAGAGTATCTCTCCCGTAGGTACAGCTTCCTAAAGCGAGCTATCTCCCTACAAGTCCCATCTATAGCTAAAGGTCGTTCCCTCCGCATAGACCCCGTCCTAGTCCCATTCACGATAGAGGAGAGTACAGCCGAAGTGGAGAAGCCTAAAAAGGAGGCCGATAGCGAGTAGCTCACACCTTAACAGCTGTATCGCCCCCCCGCCCCCCCACCAGCACCGCGCGGCCCGCGTCGGGGGTGTTTGGTTTTGCGCAATGGGCTAAAATCTAACATTTTACGTCTCTCACTGCTATGTAAAACGCTTAGTGCTAGCTTTGTTGTAAATAGATTATCAAGTTTATGAAAACAAAGATCTTACAGGTACTCAAACAGAGGTATTCCAACCTCGGGGTGAGTGATAAGGCGTTTGATGGGGTGGCCGACCTGCTGAGTAAAACCATTACCGACGAGAGCAAGATCGAAGAAGGCGTTGGCTATGCTGAAGCATTCCTAAAGGCTTATCAGTCCGACCTAGATAAGGAGAGAGGCTCAGCCTCTCAACTAAGAAAGGAGCTGGATGACATGAAGCGAAAGACGGAAGAGCCCAAGCGTGAAGAGCCAGCACCTCCCAGTGACCCTAGCGGGGAAATCTTGAAGAAGGTTCTCGAAAAGCTAGACGCCCAAGGCGAGCAGCTGAGAGTACTACGAGGAGAGAAACTACACGATAGTAAGCTGGAGCAGATCAATGCACTACTCGGGGAGAAGAAGATCCCTACTTCATTCTCGGGCATGGCTCTATCTGGTCGAACGTTTGATGAAGGCACCAATGTCGAGGAGCTTGTATCTAACATCGAAGAAGGGTACAAGAAGTTTCAGGAGGAGGTCGCTAATGAGACGTTCAAGGGTGGAGCTAAGCCAGACGCTGGGGGCGGAAGTGCAGGCGATGAGCTTGACGCACTGGTAACCCAAGTGAAGGAGGGGACACAAGCAATCCTTAACCAAAAGTAGAAATGGCAAAATTTAGTTACAAGGAGAATGTGTACGTCCCTGTGGAAGAGCTCTATCGTGTAGATACGGGTTACCGCATGTCGGGAGGTTTCAATCTCTCCATCCAAGGTCTGACGACTGGGGCTACCGTCCCTCCACTCGCCCCTATCTCGGTGGATAAGGCTACCCGTACTGCTACGCTGCTCAAGCGTGTGCGTGTGCTGGAGACTGGCTCATCCGCCAAGACGCTCAAGGTGTCTAAGTTCTCCCAGGTGTCTGCGGGCTCGTTCCTCTCAAACGGGACGGCAACGCTCACTGTGGCCAGTGTGGATACCTCCGATAAGGACTTCGACCTCATCACTGCTAAGGCTGACACCTCGGCGTTCACTATCGGAGCTGTACTCTATGAGGCTACCGACGCTTCGGCTAACAAGTCTAAGGGTGTGGCTGACTACCTCATCTATGCGCCTACCAAGGTCGAAGATGGGGCTACGGTGACTGCTCTAGCTCGTGCGTTCGAGGTTCAGACTGGCAAACTCTATATCCCCCTCACGGAGGAGGACAAAAAGGGCTTGACCGACCGCTTCATCTTCGTCTAACTCCAGCCTACTAACAAACCAAAACCAACTATGAATATTACTATTGATGGCTTGCTGGGGAAGCCCGAGTATATCTCGGCGATAGTCGAACGAAGCCTAGCAAATCAGAGGGATGAGATCATCCTTGGCAACTACCTAGGGTTTGACCCAACGCTTTCCCGTGTGTTCAAGTCTCTGTACGGAACGACTACGTCTGTACGTATGGGGTCTGTAATCGACAAGAGTGCAGGAAAGCCTATCCGTGGTCGTCGGTCTATCGGAGAGGCTACTCTTGAGGTTATCGACCTCGGAGACCGCTTCCAGATGGACAATGATCGACTGGAGCGTCTGCAGTCTCTCGTGAATAGCTTGAACAGGGGGATTGTGCCGGCCGATGTGGTGACCAACTTCCTAGTAGAGGACTTCAGGGACGTATCTATCGCACCATACAAGCGTATGGAGAAGGTGCTCTTTGACCTGCTCTACAATGGGAAGGCATCCGTCAAGCTGGAGGACAACCCACTTGGTGTCCAGGTCGTAGACATGGAGCTACCTATCCTTTCTGAAAAGGCAAAGACCGCAGATAAGGATCACCTCATCGAGTTTCTCGTCTCCATCGTCAATAAGTACTCCTACCTGCGGTTCGCTACTATGGAGATGAATCAAGCTACGTTCTTGAAGTTCTTCGCCAAGAGTCCCGAGCTCCTAGGTAAGTACAAGGTGACGCAGGGCGGAACGGAGGTGGAGATCAAGGGTACTGTTCCCCTCAGTGCGGTCAATGCCATGCTCGAAGCACTGGATCTCCCAACGATCCGAGTCGTGAAGAACATGGTTACAGACCTCAACGGGAACGACTACAGCCTCTGCCCAGACAACAAGATCGTATTCCTCCCAGCTGGTCAGATCGGTAACATCCGATACAAGTCTCCTTATGAGCTTAGTGACAGAGTTGGAGGGAAGACGTACACTGTGCTACGAGGCGACCATATGATTGCCTCAGAGCGTACGAATGAAGGTCGCTTCATCGAGTACGAGTGCCACTGGGTTCCCGAGATCGTCGTTCCGAAGCGCATCGTCGCTATCGACCTAACTGCTATTAAGTAGGAGGTGCAGGTATGACCATTCTCGAGTACATTCTTGAGAAGTACAGGGCTATGGGAGTCAATCTCAGTGAAGCCTATGTTCAGACTCTCCTAGTTGGCAAGGTGAATATGCACGAAGATGTGTACACCTACGGGGGGGATAGAGCTCATAGGGTCTTCATTGAGAGCCTCCCAGAGTTCCTCCTTATGCCGTCATCTATTAGCGAGCTTGGGGTGTCAATCTCTCGCTCGTCTCATGATGCAGTGGAGAAGTACTATCGGATGGAGTGTCGGAGGCTTGGCATCCAAGATATTCTCTCGGAGAGACCAATAGTGAGGTTCAGATGATCTATTACAACGGATACATACAGGAGCTACATGTTTCGTCTGAGGCGTCTTTCGACTCAAGTGGTAGACCCATTCAGTCGAAAGTGTGTGAGGACGAGCTTATACCCTGTATGCTCCGTTCGTCAATGGATGATAAGAGGGGAGAGCATAAGGATGGAGGCTATTCCAGATATGCGTATGAGGTGCACATGCAGCCAATTGTTATAGTGGCTAAGCGTGTACGGCTCTATCGTGAGGATAGATCTGTTATTGGGGAGTTTGTTGTTCAGAGCTGGAATACAGCCTCCATCCTTAATTTCACTCAGGTGTTTGTCGGCTAGCCTTATGGAGTTCGCAGATTTTATGAATGGGTTTCGGAAGGATACTATCGGTAGTATCCTCGAGGATCTCATGTTCATTGCTCAGGGTTGCTATGAGGAGGCAATGAGGCGCAAAGGCTTCACTAATGACTCAGGTGCTCTAAGTAGCTCTATAGGCTGGGCGATAAGCCTTGATGGGAATATCGTCTACTCAGGTGGGCTTGCTCCTGTCGGAAAGGGCGGGAGTATAGGACAAAGTCAAGGACGTAGAGCCATTGATGAGCTAGTGAGAGGAAGCGGTATAAAGCTGATACTCGTTGCTGGTATGGACTATGCCCAAGAGGTTGAGGCTAGAGGCTTCGACGTCACCACATCTGGCGAGTTGCTAGCTGAGGAGATGATTTCATGGTGGGTGGAAAATGCGTAAGACGGGGCTTTCCATAGAGGGGTATATCTTTCATCTTATGGTCGAAAGTCTACAGGTGAGAGGTGGAATATACCGAAATGGGACACGTCCATTCGACAGCAAAGGAGAAGACGTAATAGTTTCGTTCCTCTCTGGTCGTGACGGGTGGGACGGGTTCTCCCAGTCTGGGATAGTCAATGTCAATGTCTATGTCCCCAATATCGAGTTCGGTATGCCTTACTTGGTGAAGGATGTCGCTCGTTGTGAAGAGTTAGAGGAGCAACTGCTCTCCATACTTGAAACGCATAAGACGGGAGACTTCCTATTGGAGACGGATGGGACACCGACCACTTTTGCCGATGGAGACTTCAACGTGGTGAATATCCGAGTGAAGTACAGGTATAACAGAATTTAAATATACGATTATGGCTTATCAAGAAACGAGTAAGACTGCGTGGGACGGCCTTAGCTTCCTAGTGGGAGAGTGCAATGCTACTGATATATCCAAGATGCCAGCCTCTGGGCTGAATGTGTTTGGGTACATCAAGCAGGGGAGCTTCTCTATGAGTACCGAAGCAGGGGAGAAGAAGGAGTGGAAAGACGTGAATGGAGAGCTTGTAGACTCTCATCAGGGAGAGGGCAAGCTCACCATCATCTTCCACGTCAAGAACTTCAACAAGGGCGTCATGGAGAAGATCTTTGACGTCACAGAGAACGCAGACAAGCTGGAGGTTAAGAGCTTCTCCACCTCCAAGGAGATAGCCCTCAAGATCGACACCAAGGTATCGGGAGCAGAGGTTCTCGAGATCCCACGTGCCAAGATTAGCGGGGAAGTGAAGTTCGAGGAAGGGGCAGGGTATGGTGTAGACATCACTGTGACCGTCCTTCCCACTAAGGTAGGTGCTCCCAAGCTCTACATCAGCAAGAAGGCCTAGGCTATGGGTATTCCATTCTTCGGCAAGAAGGGTAAGAGTACAGAGCAATTAGTATCGGATGCGCTCCTTTCGGGGGGCGTATCCGTAACTCTAGGCTCGAAAGAGTATAACGCTCCAGCCCCAACTCTCGCAACATGGATAGAGGTGTCTGCACTCGTCACCAACCTTTCTGATGGAGATATGGGCGATGTATCCTTGTATCATCTGATGTCTCTTGGCACAGACGCAGAAACCTACGCTCGGATACTTGCCACGTTCATTGCTGGCGTACAGAAAAGCAATAGCAAGGAGCGTGAGGCCCTCTATCAGGAGATCATTCACTCTGCGTCCGTACAGCAGGTCACGGAAACCCTCTACTCCATCTTAGAGATAGCGAATGTGCAAGGGCTTTTTATGCTTACCACTTCCCTGAAGCAGACCTCGATAACGAAGCCGACAAGGGAAGTGGTGAACGAAACGACAGCCCCTGGGCTAGAATAGGTGCATTCGTCAAGTACTACCGACTATCATTCGACTACATCCTATACGAACTTAGCTACATAAACTTCCTTTTGTACTCTCGTGCCATACCTACATACAAATCATTGGGCAAAGATGGTAATGCAGAGGGAGGACACAGAGAACCTACAGGGATGAGCTCTAACCAGCTTATAGATGCATTGAGGGGGATACAATAATACGACATGGCACAGAAGAAGTTCGCTGTAACACTAGATACCACAGAGTTCCTCAAGGGGACACAGACGCTGGAGGAGGCTTTCGCCCGCCTTCAGAAGAATGTGCAGACCTCGATGAAATTCCCTTCCCTTAGTCGTCCGATAATGGAAGCTAGGGAGGAGGTGGATTTGTTGGGCGGTGCTTTCCAGCGTGCCGCAGGTTTGGCGGCTGGCATCTTCGCAGTGAATGGTATCCAAGGGTTTGTGCAGAAGCTCTACAGCATACGTGGAGAGTTCCAACAGCTGGAGATCTCCTTCCAGACAATGCTTGGTTCAGGTGCTAAGGCTCGGGAGCTAATAGACCAACTTGCACAGACCGCTGCATCCACCCCCTTTGACCTACAAGGAATAGCGAACAGCGCAAAGCAAATGCTTGCCTATGGCTTTGCAGCTGACCAAGTGAACGACACTATCGTACGTTTGGGTAACGTAGCCTCTGGCCTCTCCCAGCCTCTAGGTGATATAGTCTACCTCTATGGTACTCTAAAGGCATCTGGACGTGTTACGAATATCGACATCCGCCAGTTTGCCAACCGAGGGATACCGATCTATGAGGAGCTGGCTAAGGTGATGGGCAAGAATGTAGACGAGATAAATAAGCTGGTGACCGCGGGTAAGGTTGGCTTCCCCGAGGTTGAACAGGCGTTCAATAACATGACCAACAAGGGAGGTAAGTTCTACAACCTCATGCAGGAGCAGAGCAAGAGCCTCACTGGTCAGATCTCCAACCTACAAGATAACCTCGATATGATGTTTAACAACATCGGTAAGTCTCAGGAGGGTATCTTGAACCTAGGGCTAAAGGGTGTCTCCTTCCTCATCGAGAATTACGAGAAGGTCGGAAAGGTTATCGCAGGCCTTATTGTGACCTATGGGATATATAGGGCGGCTGTAATCACGAACCTAGCCCTTACTCGTAGCTGGGCTGTTGCAGCAAGGCAAGATGCCATAGCTAAGGGAATACAGACCATAGCAACTAAGTCTGCTACTCTAGCAACTAAGGGGCTTACTTCGGCTATTGCAGCTAACCCACTAGGTGCTCTCGCTGTAGCCCTTACGGCTGTGATAGGTCTTATGTGGGCATTCTCCGACTCTACGACGGCCGCTGAGAAGGCGCAGGAACGCTTCAACGAGGAGAAGAAGAGAGCGGATGAGGCCGATAGGGAACATAAGGCAACAGTGGAGGAGTTGCTCCGTGTTGCCCAAGATGAGGCTAAGAGCACGGCCGAACGTACAGATGCTCTTGAACAGCTACGTAGGTTTTATCCAAGCATATTCTCCCAGTACGACATCGAGAGCCTAAAGCTGGCCGATATACTCAACCTCAAAAGGCAGATAGCTGAAGAGGATGGGAAGAAGAAGATAGCTACCACAAAGTCAGAATTAGAGAAGGCAGAGAAGGAGTATAATGAGGTTAGAAAAAAGCTAGCAGACAAGAAAAAATACTCGTCTAATGGATCCCTTGGTGACAGTTGGCAACTGTATAATCTTGGGAAGGATGTGGATGCTGCCAAGGCCTATCTCGATCTGAAAAAGCGAGAGTATGGCAATCTACACGACAACTCCCTACTAGACCCCGATAAGCTTGCCAAGGCGACCGACAAGGAGCTAGAACGCTACAAGGCGCAGATACAAAGTGCCATCAAGAAGGGCAAAGAGGTTTCAGAAGGAAGGCGTATTGTGCTAGGTGATGGTGCGGACTTTTTCGGTGAACGTACATCGAAGGAGTGGGAGGCCATGCTTGCACGTGTCACGAAGCAACAAGAGCTCCGAGGGAAGACCTTCAAGTCATTCTCCGAGCAGATGGCGCAAGCCACAAAGGACGAGGAAAAGGCTCGTAAGGAGCTACAAGCATTCAACGCACTCTCATCTAAGCAACTTGCACAGAAGAGAGGCGATGAGATAAAGAAAGGAAACTACGGATGGGACGCAGATGAGTATAGGAAGAAGCTACAGAACGAGCTAAAGGAGAAGGAGACCATCCGAAAGGACGTAGAGTCACGTTCGGGGAAGAAGTCTTCATCTAGCTCATCCAAGACATCTACGGCTGTAGAGAAAGCACGAGAGGAGGAAGAGAGAAGGCAACAATCTCTACGATATGCCCGTGAGGAGGCTAAGGCGCAACGTGATAGCCAGCTCCAGCTAGACACCGAGAGGGTAGAGCTTATGGAGGGTGGTTTTGCCAAGGAGATGGCTCAACTTCAGCTCCAGCACAGACGTAAGATGGCCGCCCTCGACGACCAAGTACAAGAACGTCTATCTAAGATACAAGAGCAGAAAAAGCTAGAGTGGGAGGCCACCCATAACAGAAAGAAAGAGGTGTATCGAGCTCCAAGCCTCAAGGAGTCCGACCTCAGTGACACCGACCTCAATCAGATACTCATAGGCAGAGAGCTAGCTGACCAAGCCCTAGCTCAAGGTCAAGAGAAGATCTTGAGAGACCTACGTAGCAAGTATCTATCATACGAGGAACAGAAAACCGAGGTCAAGAAGAAGTATGAGGAGGAGCGCAAGGTGATAGACCAGTCCTCCATACTATCCGACGAGATGAAGTCCTCTGTACGTATTCAGATGGCACGGAAGGAGGCCGAGGAGCTAAAGGCTATCGACAACGACCGATACGAGCATACGCAGAAGACTAACGAGCTTATGGTGGAGCTTTTTCTTCATCAGGGAGAGCGCACTACGTCTCAGATGCGTAATACGATAGATAAGGCGAAGGAGTTGCTTAGCTACCTATCATCAACAAAGGCCAGTGACCTTGCGCCGAAGTTTGGTCTATCCTCCGAAGACCTGCAATCTATACAGTCGTCTCCAGAGAAGCTAAGAGCAATAACGGACGCACTAAAGAGCCTACAAGATGAACTTGGTAATGTCTCTCCTTGGCAGTCGTTCGCTCTGAATATGGAGACGGCTCTAGCTAAGGGCAAGCAGGCATGGTTGGACTACAAGAAAACTCGTGAGGAGGCCAAGAAGGCAACTAGCGGTCAAGACAGAGCTAGAGCGGAGGAGTTGGCGAGCATATCCCTTAGCAAGGTGGGGCTTTCTGTGTCTAAGGTTGGCACAAGTATCAAAGATGCAACGCCTCTTGTGAAGGAGCTGGGCTCTTCCCTCGGGGCTATCTTCGGAGATGGAGATATTGCAAATGAGGTCGAGGCTCTAACCGATGCACTCACCTCTCTCTCTGGCGTCATCTCTGGTGTAGGCAGTATTATGAGTGGTGACATCCTAGGGGGTGTAACCTCTCTTATCGGTGTTGTCGGAAATCTATTCTCCAAAGCTCAAAAGGCTGAGAATGATATGATGGAGAAGCGAAGGAAGGCTGTCGAGTCTCTCACTAAGGTGCAACACGAGTACACGATGGAGCTCATAAGGCAGAACCTAGCCTACGAGAGGGGAAGTACAATCTTTGGCGAAGATACATACGGCAAGGCAAGGAACTCTATCGAGGTGGCACGTAAGTCTCTCTTAGAGCTTCGCAAGTCTATGAAGTTCACCAAGCAAGAGCTTTCAGGGAACAATCTACTAGACTGGTTCGGCGGAGGGCTCTCCGAGGGTGGGTTTGGTGGCAGGCAGAACCGAGAGGTGAACAATAAGATTGCCGAGATGCTACGACAGCGTAACCAAGGAGAGTACGACAAGCTACTCAATCTTGAAGTCAAGACTGGATCTCGAAAGACGGGTATACTCTGGTGGAGGAAGGCGGTCGATGAGTTTGGCTCTCTCAAGAACCTATATCCAAATCTCATAGACGCAAATGGCAAGCTGAACATCTCACTTGCTGAGAGTATACTCAAGAGTCAAGAGTTCAGGAAGGGGCACAAAGAGGCACTAGAAAGGAGCGTAGAGCTAGCCAAGCAGTACGAGGAGTCAATCAAGACGATGAACGACTACCTAAAGGGTATCTTCGGCTCTCTTGGCTCATCTATCACAGATAGCCTTGTGAACGCTTTCCGTAGGGGCGAAGATGCAACAAAAGCATTCACCTCAAGCGTGAGCGAGCTCCTCAACAACTTCATAAAGCAAATGGCGTACTCCTCTTTCATCGCACCTATCTTCGAGAGGGCGCAAAAGGAGGTATCAGCCATAATGGGAAAGAACGACCTCAAAGACTCTGATCGGTTCAGCCAGATAGCAGACGCCCTGCGAAAAGCTATGGATAGTGCCAAGGATATAGAACCGAGCTTTAGGAAGTTCATAGAGGAAAGAGACAAGGAGGCAAAGAGCCGAGGCTTCGACACAGCAGGCACATCGTCCGACTCACGTTCCGCCGTGGCTAAGGGCATAGCTCAGGCATCTCAAGACAGCATAGACGTACTCACAGGCTTGTGGCACACAAACGTCCTCCTATCGGAGCGTACGGCCAATGCAACGGAGAGGTTGGTATCTATAATGGACGGGAGGAGCTCGATAGTACTTCCCAACTCAAGGGATATGGGACTCGACCAGTTCGGCGTCATCACCGAGAAGATGTACAAGGAGCTACAAGCCATACAGCGCAACACCCTAGCAGGGGCGGAGGCTGGTGAGGCTATACGCTTCATCCTATCGGAAATGGGAAGCAATGGGATAAAGATACGCAGGTAATATGAAGGTAACCCTATCGCTACAAGACGGCACGATTAAGCAGGCCACCTTAATGAGGGGTGGGCTTGCTGTGCTCACCTCTCTACCACCTACGGACGAGCCAGACACTAACGACTGGGGGGACGAGGACGGGAGAGAGGTAGATACAATACAGCCTCTTCGTCTTTCGGTAGAGGATGTGTCGATACCTCTGTGGGCGACAACCGACATATTTAGCGGAGCTCTATCATCAACAACCGCCTACCTTTCTGCGTCAGGGAAGGTGTTTACCCTTCGTCCAAAGAAGGTGGAGGAGCTAGAGAGGACTCCTAACGGGTGGTTTGGGAAGCTGGTATGTACACGTATCCCCGAGCAGGTGACTATCACGTCGGCAACCGATCCTATGGACTTCTCCGCCTTTGGATGTGTCATTCTGAACGATGTGAGGAAAGAGCCTATCTACATGGCTCCATCCATTAAAGAGACTCCATTTGTAGATGATGTAGAGGGTAGGGTGTACCTAGATGGCGGTAGGACGCTTAGGTCTTCGTTTGAGCTGGATGTTCCCCTGCTTATGTCTGCTTCATCCGTGGCCGACCTATGGAATAAGAGGTCTATGCTCTTAGACACATTGGTGGCTAAGGGGCTACGGACAATAGCACCTATCACAGATGGGGCGATAACATACAGAGGATATTATGCATCTTGCACCTCCAAGGACGACCCTAGCGTTTGCGATGGTGCTGTGAAATGGAGCTTTACACTAACATTCGTAATTACAGAGATATGATACGGGTTTATTCAGGAGGAAAGTCTGTCAATCTCCCAACTAGCCAAGAGAGCTACCACGAGGTGTCCGTAGGGGCTATACCAAAGGTTGTTGTCGAGACCACAAGCAACCGAGAGCTCAATATCGGCATAGGTGCGTACTGCACATTCAGAGGGGAGAAGTACTACCTGTTCACCGCTCCAGAGGTGGTGAAGCGGTCACGGCGTGAGTACCAGTATAGGCTAACTTTCTATGGAGAGGGGCAGAGGCTTGCACTGACAAAGTTCAAGTTCCTTGTCGATAACCCAAGCGATGTGCGCCTGAAATTCTCATTGTCTGGTACTCCCCGTTTCTTCCTAGAGCAGATAGTCCGTTGTATGGGGGGAGAGTGGAAGATCGGCACATGCCTAGAGTCTCCCTCTCAGGTGCTATCATTCAACCACGAGGACTGCCTAGCGTCCCTAGCTCGACTGGCGGACGCCTTTAAGACTGAGTGGCGGGTGGAGGGCAAGACCATACACCTATGCAAGGTGGAGGGGGATAAGACCAAGGCTGTTCCTCTATCCTATGGACGTGGTAATGGGGTGCTCCCTGGGCTGTCAGTCGAGAATGATAACGAGCATACACCTGTTGGAAAGCTCTACGTGCAGGGCGGTGATCGGAACATAGATCCCAATGTATATGGGTCTCGTACCCTGCACCTCCCTAAGTCTAAGCAGATGGTCTTTGAAGGCCACACCTATGTATCCGATGCCAAGGGAGAGTATCTAACGATAGATGGGGTGACCCTAGATGGACGCAGGGAGGATAGCTATGATGGTACTAGCGTGTACCCACAACGTGTAGGCGTCGTGTCAGGCGTGGAGAGAACCAAGGAAGGCCACTACAATATCATAGACAAGGACTGCGATGTGGACTATGCGAAGTACCGAATAGCTGGAGAGAAGGCAACTATCACCTTTCAGTCGGGTAGACTAGGGGGGAGGACCTTTGACATAGCGCAAGATAAGGAGGTACTCAAGTATGACCACAGCACAAAGCGTTTCCTCCTAGTAAGCTCCGAGGAGGACGGGCTCACCCTTCCAGAGCCGAAGGCATTCTATCCCGAGGTGGGAGACAAGTATGCTGTATTTGGTGTTCGTCTGCCCGATGAGTACCTTGTAAAGGCAGAGGAAGAGCTTATGAAGTCAGCTATCCGATACTTCCATGAAGCTCTACAGCCTAAGGAGACCTACAAGGCTGAGCTAGACGGCATCTATGCACAGAAGAATTGGGGGGCTATCGGGGCAAAGCTAGTCCTAGGTCAGTTCGTGCACCTTACGGACACCGAGCTCAATATAGATGACAAGGTGCGTATAACAGCAATAAGGACGAAGCTATCCAAGGAGTATAAGCCACAGATTACCCTGTCTAACAATGTGCAAGCTCCATCCTTTAGCTCTACTCTAGGTAAGCTGGAGAGCGAAGAGGTGCAGAGAAGCGAGGAAGTCAAGCAGGTGCGCCGAGAGTCCTCTCGTTCGTACGCACAGGCGTCCGCCATATCGGAGGGTATAGTAAAGGCTCTATTGAAGAACTTCACGGAGGGAATTAGCCCTCTTATGGTTAAGACTATGCAGTTGCTGGTGGGAGATCCAAGTCTGCAGTTCGTCTTCATCGAAGGTCGTCGATCAAATAAGATAGTCCCACTTGAGGTGTCTTACGACAATGGTAGAGATGTGCTGTATGTGCCTAGCTCAACCCTGCGTCACATGACACTTGGAATAAACTCCATTAGCTCAAAGCACAGTAACACGGAATACTTGGAGTGGGATGTGAGCGGACTTGAATATGCAGTGAGAAAGGACGTCCACCTTGTATACTTATATGCTAGGTGTGAGCATGGCACAGGCCTAGGGTCGTTTGTTGCCTCGGAAGACCCTATCGGAATGGAAGATGAGGGCGGGTACTCTCACTTTCTCGTAGGTATCTTGGGCGGTCTGCCTGATCGCTCCTTCACCCGCCTCTACGGCTTCACCGAGGTGCTACCAGGGCAGATACGCACGGAGAAAATAGCGACCCCCGACGGACGCTCTTACTTCGACCTTGTTTCGGGGGTGATAGCCTCCCGAAACATCCGTTTCGTCTATCCCGATGGTAGCGAGCACACGCACCCAGACACCTACATATACAAGGCTATCAAGGAAGGTAGCACAGAGGTGCAGGGGGGGCTTGTGCTAGCCTCTATCCTTGGGGCTAAGGACGGGAAGGGCAACGTACGCTCCTTCCTCTCTGGGGACTTCTTGCTACCCGCCTTCTCCGCTGGCGTTACGGGGTGGGGGACACCCCAGCGCAAGGCCACCACGGAGATTAACCACGATGGTACGGGGCATATTGGAAATATGCACATCGAAGAGGGTGGTAGTGTTGTCGTCTTCAAGGGGGAGGAGGGCGGTCGTGACGACGTCCGTATAGGTGGTGCTCAAACACCACTCAAAGACCTGCTAAGCAGCTCCTTCCAAGATAGCGCAAGCACTAAGAGCGTGCAACGGGTAGAGTTCACGCAGAACTCCTTCGATAAGGAGATTAAGCAGGTGGAGATCTTCCGTTTAGGCTTCAACGTGCAAAACGACGGCTCCATGATCCAGTTTGAGCTGCCTTGGAACATCTCCGTCCGCCACGAGAACTCTCAGTACCACAAGATCACCTCATTCGCAACTATCAACCTTCGTATCACCGATAGTCGGGATGTCGTGGTGTACGAGTTTACGGAATTCCTCCGAAGCGGTGCAATGCAGGGCTTTATGCCAAGCAATATTAACTACCCCATGCAAGCCGACAAGAGGGGACTCTCGGCTGGTCTGTACGTGTTCAGCTTGGTGGCGAATGTTAGCACGGTTATTGCTGATGGAAGTGGGTACACTGGTACTCCAGCGGTCACCACGTTCACCAGCCAGCCGTTCCAGCTCAAATACAAGGTGTCGGGGCGCAATGAAAACGTGCGGGAGGTTGTGTTTGGCAAGTTCGGGCTTAGTGCCTTCTACGGGCACAAGCAGCTGTTCTACCTCCTTAATAGCACCAATGGTCAATATCCGTTCCTAACGATCCGTGGTAAAATAGACATTCCAGGCGTGCTCTTCTCGGGCGACTTTTGGCCATCTGACTACAACGGCGGAAACGTCTTGTCGGAAGATAGCTTTGGTGCTCTCTTCCCAAATGGCATCTATTGCGAGCGTGTGGGGGTTGGTCAATACAAGATCAAGCACAACCTAGGGAGGTCGAATTACACCGTTCAGGTGTGTCCGATATATAGAGCGGGTTATGAACCCAACAACGACGTCATGGCTAGAGTGGAATTTAAGGGAGAAAACTCGTTCAACGTAGTCACTGGAGTAGGCAACGAAAAAAACAACTATGTGCCCTTCTCCGTACTCATCATAGGCGCAAACTACGAGGAGTAGATTATATATAACCAAACCAACTTAACTATTTATGACTTTAACTGAAATTCACGGCTACTTAGATTTTAGCCAATTCAACAAGGGAGAGTTCACGCTCGGGGCAGTCGTCATCCTGCTCTGCTTCGTCTCTATCCTAATCGTGTGCGCCATCGATGTGCGGAGTGCTATCCGAAGGGATAAGCGTTTCGCCCACGAGTTGGCAGTGAAGGCTATCGAGGAGGGGCGAGAGTCGGGGAGTGTAGACGATGTGGCAAAGAAGCTATCCCCCAAGCTCAATAGCTGGGGTATCAAGCGAACCATCGCAAAGCTAGGCACGTACTACAATGTCTTGTTTGCCGTAGGCTTCCTAGACGCCCTCCTACTTGTGACGGATGTGTGGCGGTTGTTCCGTATTTCTGAGGTGCCTTACGCCTCAATGCTAATCACGGTGATATTCATTTTCAACGAGGCTCTATCCATCTGGGAGAACAGCCCTAAGCGAGACCAGGATAACGTGGTGAAGAGCTTACGGAGGTTTAGGCAGACGGCTAAAGACCTATCAGCGGAGATTTCGGGCGACGACGTCAAGGAGTTGCGTCAGCTGCTTAGCGAGATACGAGACAACCAAAACAGATAGGCTATGAACACTGATCACAAGTACTTTACAATGCCAGAGTTGGTGCGTAGCCGAACGGCGGAGACGCACAAGCCAAAGCCAATAGACAACACTCCACCCGTACATCTACTGCCTAACCTGCACCGACTGATGGACTACCTAGACCTCATACGGGAGGCATACGGGGAGCCTATACGGGTGTCCTCGGGGTATCGATGTGATGACCTAAACCGAGCTGTTGGCGGTTCGTCAAATAGCCAACATAAGCAGGGACTCGCCGCTGACCTAGTAGTGCCAGACCTAGATAGGCTCTTTGGCGTTATCCGCAAGCTAGGAGGCTTCGACCAGCTCATAGATGAGCGACCTGGGGGAGGTAGTCGCTGGGTGCATGTGTCTATTGCCCCAGAAGGAGGCAAGCCTAGAGGCCAAGTACTCAATTACAACGGGAGAGGCTATAAGCATATCAAGTAACAAGGCGGATGGTCGGGGGAAAATCGGGATTTCCGATTTTTCTCCCCCTCCGATCCAATCATAGAATATTATGGGATGTGCAAATAAGATGAAGGGGAACGCCCCGAGGGTGAGGATAGGCACTGATACCATCTTCTCCATTGCGCTATACAGGCACGACGGAGAGATCGGCACGAGTCCAGACCCTGATGTGGCTGATGTGATAGATCCACGAACGCTGGCAAGCATAGAGGCGGAGATACGCACCGATTGCGGAGGCATAGAGAGTATCGACGTCAAGATCGAGGGTAAGATGCTCAAGGTAGAGGTCACCCAAGAGCTCACCGAGCGCCTTAACCTAGGCCTGTATAAGCTGCGTCTCAAGGTGAGGGAGGTAGACGCCCATTTTGCCGATGGGTACAGAGACGTAACCCTTGTAACAGAGCTGTGTCAAGTGGTGTCTGATGGATCGGACACAGGTCTCTCTAAGGCAAATATCTCAGTGGTGGTCTCCCAGCTCGCTACGGGCAAAAGTGCCTATGAGAGCTATCGGGAGACGACTAAGGATAACCCTAAGTTATCCGAGTCTGAGTGGGTGGCTAGCCTCACGGGTAAGAGTGCCTATCAGCACTACCTAGAGACTACCGAAGACAACCCGAAGAAGACGCTCCCAGAGTGGCTAGCAAGCAACAAAGGAGAAAAGGGAGATAGTGCTTATCAAGTCTACCTAAATACGACCACAGACAACCCGAAGAAGAGCGAAACTGAATGGTTGGCTAGCAACAAAGGAGAGAAGGGGGATAGCGCCTACCAGATCTACCTAGCTACCACCACGGATAATCCCAAGTTGTCCGAAGAGGAGTGGTCAGATGCATGGAAGCCATTTGTCGAACTACTAAAACTGCTGTAATATGATGCCAAAGGAAGCCGCCAAAGAGTGGAAGAGAGTGTACGACGGAGAGCGAGATCTTATTTCGGCTCTGTCAGAGAGGGGCATTAGCGTGCCTGCGAATACACACATAGAAGACCTTGCAGGCATAGTGAGAGGTAACATCCCGCACGTGGTCTGCATCTACAAGAAGGAGTTTTTTTACAAGTGTATGCAGGAGGTGCTCCCCACGATGAAGGTAGAACCAAGTTATAATCCAGCTAACTTGACTTGGCTCTTTGCCCAGAGTCCCAACCTTGTATCTATCCCCAAGGTGGAGGGGTTAGACCTCGCTAGCAACATGAGTTACTACGCCTACGACTGCCCCAAGGTTAGCGGGGGGGTAGAAACTGGGAACTTGACAAAATGCGAGAGCTTAGAGTCAGCCTTTAGCAGCTGCGTGAAGCTGGAGACTATCTCTATTGGCGATGCTCCAGTGTGTATGTCCATTGGCAATCTTGCTAATGGTTGCACGAGCCTCCGTACAGTGAAGATTGGGGATATACCAGAGGTTTCGAGCATGAGCCAGTCTTTTCTCGGATGCACGAGCCTGATGCGTGTGGACATGTCTCCAGGGGGCAAGCTCACATCGATGAATCACACCTTTGCTAGGTGTAGCTCCTTGCGAGAGGTTGTAGGCACTCTGGACGTCTCAAGTGCTGGTATTGCTGGTATGCTTGATGGATGCGTCTCGCTGGAGGAGATACGCCTCAAAGGTATCAATGATAGCATTGCCCTACACGACAAGCCCAATCTCTCCCTAGAGAGTGCTCGTTACCTCATCAATGAGGCTCAGTCGGTAACAGGTAAGACGATCTACCTCCCACAGAAGTTGGTAGACGACCACGAGGATGAGATGGTAGAGCTCGGAGAAGTGGCAAGTGCCAAGGGGTGGATAATCAACTATAGATAGTTTAACGTTTTTTTATCTTATCGTTATGGGAAAATCAGTAAGAATCAAAGCCCCCAAGGGGAAGATGGTAGTTAGCCGTGTGCGCAAGACTATCGGGCGGATAGTGCACACGCCCAAGGCAGACGCACATCTGTATGAGATCATGGATGAGGCGGAGGCCTACGCCCTAGATAGGGAGTGGCATCCCGAGTTCTACGGGCTACCTCCCAAGGAGCCAGACCCTAATCCTGTTCCACCCAGTGAGGGTGGAGCAGGAGGGAGTGGCGCAGACTTCGTGGACAAGGTGCGGGAGAAACTGGACGGGGTAGGTAAGTGACGGAAAGAGGGGAGGCCCACACCTCCCCTCCCGATAAGCGAGATTAGCCCTGCTTCTTTCCATTCACGGGGAATCGGAAGTACTTAGATCTCTTTGGGTAGATTACCTTCCCATTGCGAACTATGTATGTGCAATAGACATACTCCTGCTCATCTCTCTGACTAGTAGATTCTTTCACTCATGATACACCTCCTTTCTTTTTGGCTAATGGCGACATTGCCACAGCCTCTTTACCTTGGGGGTCTAGTCCAAGGAAAACCCCCAACCTGTGGGGGCTGGGGGTGTTCTGTTGAGGTTGAGTGGAGTGTAACGCCCGCTAGACCTTAAAATTAGACCCGATCTGGCATGGCTTGGAGGTGTATCTCACGTGACCTCATCTACTAATCTTGGGCAAAGGTATGGATAAAACAAAAACAAACCAAACAGGAATATATGAAGTGTAAGAGAGAAGAGATAATGAGGTGGTGCGTGCTTGCTGGCGTCCTACTCGTCTTAATGCTCATCTTGATTGGGTGTGGGGCACGGAGGAAGACGCTCACCATCCAGAGCGAGGTGAGGCGTGACAGCGTCTACACCAAGGTGGTAGAGCGGACAGTGTACAAGCGTGACACGGTACGAATCCACGTGCCCCAGCAGGTTGCGGTAGCCCAAGTCAAGGACAGCACTAGTAGGCTCGAGAACGACTGGGCGGTCAGCACGGCGCACGTCTACCGAGACGGGACACTACGGCACAGTCTAGAGACTAAGGCGGGGCCCCGCCCGATAGAGACGGAGACCCCTATTGTTTATCGAGATAGTATAGTTTACAAAGACCGAGAGGTTAAAAAGGAAGTAACGAAGGAGGTGGAGAAGCCCCTCGGCAAGTGGCAAAAGCGACAGATAGCAGGCTTTTGGGTGCTTGCCGTGGCGGTGCTTGGCTACGTAGGCGTCAAGACCCGCAGGGTATGGCTACCTCTCGTGCGTCGGCTCATCTAGCATAAAAATGGCAGAGCAAAAGGCAGGCAAATAAATAGCTGTCTGTGTTTCAGCGTGTTGCATTACCTTTGCTCGCCTTATATGTGAGGTGAGCAAAAGACCATAAAGAGGACATAAAGCGAGCCGACATCATAGATAATCGGCGATTTTTCAGGTGTAAGTGTCTGGTGTCCAGATTATGGCTAATGGCCAAAAAGAAAACAGCCCCCCCCCCGCCAACCGCGGGGGCGGGTTGTGTTGTTTTTTTTTTTTT